GTGTTTTACAGTAAGCAGTACCGATCCGATGTTGGCGAAGATGCTCAAGCCCGTATAACCGGACCAGCTCGGTTGTGTGACAGGCCCTAATAGCAATAACTCGTGGGAAGTATTAAGATAGATCTGTGCGGTTTTATCCGCCTGGTTAATCAGACTTATCATTGGGCTATCACCCGAATTCTTATCGAGCGATATATCGCCTGAGAAAACAAAAGGATTGCCCATCAAAATAGAGTTTGTCCCGTCAGTCAGGCGGTCGGTAAGATAAAGCTTTCTCCATCTGACAGCATGGGTAGCGTCCCTATAATATCCGAGATCAAATGACGCATCATTCTCAGGCACAACCGCTGGTCCTACCCCGCCGCCTCCCGCAGGATCAAGGATTATATTACTCGTCGAGTGAAACCTTATCCCGCGCTCCGCTCCAGTAGTTCCAGCGAAGTTGAAATTAGTCTCATTCATGGTCAACATGTAAGTATCGGCGCCGAAACTCCCGTTATTAAGCGAGAAGAAGAACGATCCGGCGCGTAAGTACATGTTCATTGAGCTATCAGCCAGCTGAATCAGATTATAATAGTAAGCTCCGCCGGCATATGTTGAGTGGATAGTCCCAGTGGTGTCGATAATAAGTTCTGTAGTCTTTAATGGGAACTGTACATCGAAGGCGAGAATCCCAGAGTTACTCCTTGTAACCTGGTAGGTATGGTTTGTATATCCATCATACGCGTAACTCACATACCATGTCGCGCCTTCGCCTCCCCAATCCCTGACGTAATGATTTAAGCTAGGCGGATAGTATTGATCCGTCGTCCCTAGATTCACGTTGCCTTGCGAAGCTTCAAAGGTAACATACCTTCCCCCAATATCGAGATTGTCAGCCCCTTGTAGTCCAAGCACCAAGTGATAGCCGTTTTGTCCGAACGAGAAATATCTGCTTCCAGGCGAACCTCGCGTACCAAAGTGAATATTCACATAACTGCTACCCATCAGATTAAGAGAAGTAGCTCCCGCAAGCCACATGTCATTTATGCCAGATTCGCTATAGACCTGTAGGCCCTCTATGTTAATGCCCTTATAGACGCTGTCAGTTTTTATATGGGGATATGGAGATCCGCCGCCATCTATCCCTATCTTGATATACTGATCTGACGGGGTAGAGCCATCCCATGTGGCGTGGCGCCATATCACTAAGTCTTTCCCCGCCTCTGGCTGGCCGAGACGGGTACCCGCGTTAAACAGGTTTATGTCCGCATCCTGGCTGGAATTCTCGCCATGCAGACGAAGCCACCTAGCGTCGCCTGTAGTCAGGCTAAAGTTCTTGAAGAAATCCAACCCCTCGACTGTAGGTTTATACGGCATTATCTGTCCTTTAATAGCGTGTAAGTGTATGTGCTCACGTTATCCCAAATAAACTTGGGTTCATCGCTTCCGTTTGGCCACTTAATAATCCACGAACTCTCAAAATCAGCCGGAGTGGAATATTCGATCTTGAAAATACGCCACCTGGCCTTGTCGGTCGTAGCACCTCTTGGCGCGTCGCCGAACCATTCATGATTACCGTCCGTGTAATAAGCCTGATTGGTATTAGGCTTTGGGCTGAATAAGTTTGATGCCATAGCATGCTCCCCTTATTTCTCTTTTCTGAATTTTTCAAGATCCGCGGCGGTCGGGTCATCGGGATCTATGATATTCATTATCTCTTTATACCTGGCCTTGTCGCTCTGGGTCCTCTTGTCCCAATTAAGATGCTTACGAACAGCTCCTGGACACATGGCGGGATGATCCATCTCATACTTTGTCGGCATCCCCTCGATAATGCGCCCCTTTAATACCTCCGCCTCTTTGACGAGCTCATCTCTTGTCTTGCCGTATACTTTCGGAGCCCTGCCGTCATCAAGCGCCTGACCGATTCTCGCTATCTGCCGCTTAAGGGCAGCCGTGTCGATCGAAGCTGACGTACCCTTGCCGTATTCTCCCGATTCCGCGTCCCTTAGAGCTACCTCAAGCTCCCTCTTCTCATCCTCTAACCCCTCGCGCTCACTCGGCGATAATATTTGTCTACCTTTTCCTCTGGTCATGTCTCTTCCTCCCACTTTCAATTACCAATTCAGTAGATATTGGTAATTGGTTAGTAATTGACGGGCGAGAAAGAGATCGACCAAGCCCGCCTTCGCCAATTACAGTTTTAAATTACATAGCCGTTGTCCTGGCTACCTCGTTAAGGTTTGTGCCATCGCTCACAAAAGAAACGACGAACACCTTACCGCTTGAAGCGCCCGTGGCAAGTGTTCCAGTCGATTTAAAATTCGTTCCGAATGTAAGCGTATAGCTATCTGTTCCGCTAGTCGTAACGACTATGTCTACCCTCTGCCCCGCTGAAACATTCGTGGCGTTTATGGTTTCCGCTTGCCCGGGAGTAAGGGTAAACACATCTCCTAATGCGCAGCTAAGGGTTACGGTAGATCCGGCCGTAAGCGCTGATACCGTAGTGGAAATCCGCTTGGCGCTAATATTACGGCTTGAGTCAATTACGACTACCTCGGAGCCTTTCCTTCCTACCGCGTAACCGCCATTCTTTACCGATAACGCGTCGTAGTGTGTGTATGCCATATCCTTGCACTTCCTTTCTTCGAAGCAGGGAAGTTAACAACCGTTAATTGATATTGGTTAACAATCGTTAACTTCCCCACAAGGTTATACGTTATGCCCGTAGATCCACTTATAATCGCTAAAGCCGTAGCTATAGCGGGTATAGACGGACCATTTCGAAATGTAAGTATCGAAATCTTTGTCCTTGTTGAACTCCACGGGTATACGGTCGAACCACTTCAAGAACAGCTTCATGTACTTCGAGTCGATCATGAACCAGCTCGTCGAACTCGTAAGACGCGGCCAAACAATGACTTTATAGCGCTGATAGCTATAGTTGATATCATTATTGGCTGATCCTACGGTGCCCTGGGTCTTGACGATTATATTCGCCATCTCCTCCAGGGCCGGAGGGACGAGGATGGTATCGAACATAACGTCCACGAGATTATCCGTCTCGTCTCTGAACGCCATGCCGAGTAGCCTCGTAGCCTCGACAGCTGTCGCCGAAAGCGAAGTAGAGCCGCAGTTAGACTGGGTGGCCGCGGTTCCTACCGACGAATGGTCGGTAGCGCAGAGCGCCTTCGTATCGCCACCGGCGAATACGCTTGTATTAAAGGCGCTGTTAAAGAGGCTCGCTCCGTGCTTCTCCCTTGTGCGTCTTGCCACAAGAGCCAGTTGCTGCGGCCTCTTATTGATGATCGAGTACACGTCGTCATCAACGAGCTTTCGCTCTATCTTGATACCTTTTACCCACTCCCTGTGTACATAGGAAGTCCTGTACTGCTGGCTGAAATCACCGTAAGGTATCGTGCCGGTGAATTCCTCCAGATCTCCGAGTCCTCCGATCCCGAGATCGTGCTCGACAGCTTTTGTGGATTTTTCGATTCCATAAAGCTGTTCGGCGACACTTCCGGGAGCGCCATACTCGTCCATGAAAATTTTACGCAGTCCTGGGTCTAACAGGGCTCCAAAATTTTCACTTGCAATCAATCCCATCTACTCATTCCTCCTTATGCCTTCACGTTATAGACATGATCGTGAATCAGAACGTCCGCGTAGACTTTCGGATTCCCGGTCAGATTAAGCCCGTCATGCGCTTGCTGTCTTAACGGTTCCAGGGGTTTGGCGTCAGTTGTGACGTAGTTCTCCAGGATCGTTAAGCTCACTCCGCTAGGAGCTGCCGCAGCCGAGTTCAGCTTAAGCGCATCGGCGCTAAGATTCGTAAGGCGCGAATGCACCGGCAGAATCTTAATTACCGTGTCGCTGGTCGTACCCGCGACTGTCGGCGCCGTCAATACCACACATGAACCGTCTCCACCGCTTGAGGCAACATACCTAAGCTGTCCGGCAAAACCGCTTGTTGCCGAAGCGCTTGCGCCCAGTATCCAGCCTGCTGCCGCAACATCGGCTTCCAAACTGGTAAGAGTTAAGGTAGTGGTGCTCCACGCTTGGGTCAGAGCGATGTCATCGGCTGCCGCTTGTGAGTATTCGGTCAGATATACTGCAAACGGATTGATGATCGCCTTACCGTAACGATTGCCGGTAGCGGGTGTGGCCGCTATAGACGATATCGCCGCCGTGGTCGTTGTAGCCGCGGTCGTAACGTGATCGCCGTAATCGGCAGGTGAGGTCGTGGTAAGACGTTCGTTCGATATGCCAAGACCGTCCACCATTTCCGCACTCGATCCCGTATAACCGGTAATAAACTGGTTATCGGTGTCTACGGTTGACCCGAGCATAATGAATTCGCCCTGGTCTATCAGGGCCGCATCATACATCGGCACATCCCGGTATATGATCTCGGCTCCTGTCAAATCGTAATGAAACTTCGCCATAATTCTCCTTTTTGCTTTAGGGTTTACGCCCTCGGGGTGCTTGCCCTTTTTTCCAAAGCTCGACTATCCTTTGCCACTTGCTTTTTCCGTATGCTTCGTAAGGATGACCCGGGTTATTACTGAACTCGTAGATGAGCGTCCTTCCACAGGCTTTACAGCGGTATCTGATCCTATACGGGCCAAGCTGCTCGACAAACCGCCAAGAGCTTGCCCCGCATATTTCAGGGTTACCGCTTAGACCCTGGACCATATAAGGACAAGTCATCGGGGTCCCAAATGCTGCCCTGTTCATCCCTTTTCGCTGCATACCGGATGTGATGATAGTCGCCATTGGCTTTAAGCTTTCATGTTCTTCATATAATCTTCGATCTTCATACCCATCGCGTTAGCAGCCTGAATCTGCTCTTGTGTAGGCTTAGGACCAGAAGTCGAGGACTGGACTGATACGGTTCCGCTAGTGATCCCTTGAATCTGTTCACCGGCCTGAATCCTTTTAATCAGTTCCGCTACCGCTTTATCCTTTTCGGACTGTAATAATGAATCCGCCTTTGTGCCCTTGATTACGAGATACGCAAGCTCCACCGCTCCGGCCTGAGACCTCTGATCCATAGGCAGCTTCTTTAAATGCCTATTGATCTCGGCCTCGAAATTACCGAAGTCCGGATACTTGGTTTTTACGATCTCTTTCTGCGTCTCTAGCGCAGTGTTAAGCGAGTCGTACCAGTTAAGGGCCATCATCATTTCCATGTTCACAGCCTTACGAGGGTCCTCTTCCCATGCCTTATTGAGCTCTTTTAAATACTGCTCCTGGCCTTGGGGCGCTTGAGGCACATTAACAGCCGGGATCTGCTGGATAGAAACTATATTGCCCTGCTCATCTATCTTGAACTTATCCCCGAATAGAGCCGTTAACTGCGAAAGCTTTGTATCAAGCGATTGTCTCTTGGTCCTTTCCTCGTGCAATGCCGCGATGGGCACTGTCGTCGCATCTGGCTTTGTTTCCGGCGGTTTCGCGCCTGCCCCAGCCGCTGGAGCTCCCGTACCTGCGGGCTTTACGTCTTCAGGTTTAGACGATGCAGGGGACGCCGGACTCCCTGGATTTGGCGGCGTATTATTTGCCGGAGGTGTCGGACTCTGGCCAGGATTAACGACATTTACTGGATCTGCCATTGTTACCTTTCTTCTATTGGGCCTTTTTCATCTATGACTTGATTCGGAAGGCCCTTTACCTCTTCAAGCGTTCTTATCCTCTCCTGAAGGATTAGCAATTTATCCGGAGAGGTAAATCTAAGTTCCTGCAAAACTTTATTTATTTTTTCATCTATCTCTTTACAAACATCATCCCAATAAAGATGCTTTAGGGCTAACGCCCTTTCCCTATCCATTGGGCGTCACCATCGCAGCTTGAGGAGGGTTCCCCATCATCTCCTGCTTTATCTGTTGGGGTGTGGCGCCCTCGGCAAGTCTCTGTTGTATCCGCGCCTGCATTTGCGGATCGAGCTGACCCGGCCCTGTCTGCATAGGCTGGGCTTGAATAACTAGCTTATCCACGTCCTTAAAACCGAAGAGTTCTGCTATGCGTTTATTTATCTCGGTCCTATTTATGGTAGGATCGTTCATCGTTATTTCTTTGTAACGAAGGAGCTGACCTATTTGAGTTTCTTTGTTGACCGTTTCGGAAAGCCCTGTAGGGATGAAGAAAATCTTTGCCTGGATCTGCTCTGGAGTAACCCGGACATTGTATTTCTGTCCGTCTTTACCTACGATTAAGACCCACTCAGGGATTGTCATGAACTGACGAGCGTTCGAGAAATAGAACATGGCGAGCTGCTGTATACCGTCCAGTTCGATGTTGCGAAGCACGGGCCTAAAGCGCATACCGGCTGCCCCCTGCAAGAGCTGTATGCCCATGGCGGTTCTATGTTGTTCGTCCTGGTTGTCGGAAGGCATCATGGCGCTTGTGGCACCCGTGGATTCTCTGAAGTCCTGTTTCGCAAGAGCCTCCTCTCTGTAGGCTTCAGCCGTAACGTCAGGCGTATCCATCCATCTAACGCTTGTTGTAGTATCGGCAACGCCGATCCATTTACCCGGTTTTGAGATTTGAAGCTGCTTTTTATTAAGAAGAGTGTCATTCGCGTTATAGAAACCCATTTTGTTCAGAATGAGATCGACGTTATCGAGTCTCTGATTTACGAGTTTATTAAGTCTCTCCTGTGTCGGGTATCCGATCTGTCCTATTCCAACCCCAAACCATGAAGGCTGAGCATCCTCGAAAAGTTTAACCTTTACGAACGGAGGGATTTGATGGTTGTATGGATTAGGAACGGCCCTGACCTTTATCTTCCGATTTATGATTATTCCCCAGTAGGGCACGGCCTTCTTCTTCATGACCTTTCCGTTTACTTCGTACTCCTCGTCATAAGGGCCCCAGTAATCGTGGATCTCATATTCGTCGCCGGTCTTTTTATCGTAGTCGGTGTCTGATTTGATTTCGCTCTTACTACCCAAAGCCTCTTCGAGATTATCGAATTGAAAGAATGGATTTTCGGACAGGCTCTTCAAATACTCCGCATCGCACCACCGCCTTCTTATTAAGGGCAATCCATCGTCCATACGAAGCTTTGCGGGATGAGGGAATATCTCAAAGAAGTCTACAAACTTGCAGTCGGGACGGGATTCGATAATCGCGTAAGATCTTTCGCCCTGATCGTTGATTATCCAGCCACGCTTTACAAGCCAGGTTCCTCCTTCAAGGTATGCAGTTCCAAATACCGTGTTCTGCGTTAATGTTGGCCAGAAGGATCCTTGCACATTTGATACTCTGAAATAGTGCTGTATCAGGTTCTTCACGAGAGATTTTCCAAGTGCCGTAAATACTATGACCTATGGCGCGGAAAATTGCCTGCCAAGGAATACGATCACTTAAATAACGTACACGTCCCGATGATGATAGAGGCGGAGCAGACTATAACGCCGAGGATCTTTACTGCCATATTTCCAACTGATGCGCCCGTAGACTGCCAAGTCGAAGGAGATACTCCTCCGGAGGCAGGGGTGGTCGTTTTTTATTCAGTCCGCGCGAACGCATATTAAAGTTTTTGGCCTTTTCCTTTAAAAGCAGGCTTCGCTATTAAAGCCGCCTTACATATTAAAGTTGATAAACTGCTCATAAATACCTATGGCATTGGTAACAACCAATAAAAAAGGCAGCCTGCTGTGCACAGACTGCCTTTGCCCTCCCGGAGCTACCGGAAGGGTTTACCGTAGATAACGAATTTGTTATCTACGATAGATACTATAAACCGTAGAAATAGAAAGGACGACTCGTCTTGAAACTAAGTCGTCCTTGTAATGCGAATATTCGATTTCAATGGTAAATATACACTATTAATATATAAACTCCAAATTCCACGACATCTTTTTCTCATGAGATCCTAGGATTGTCGGGAAATATATAGATCGAGGGGTCACTCGGTGCACCCTCGCCCTCATTCGCCAGGTACCTGCCCCCCTATCCTGTTCAATGAACCTGATCATGTACATGTATGGCTCACTTCGGGCTCGGTTGTCTCTCATTCATGTACAGGTACAGGAGCATGATCATTCTTTGCTCCACGCCTGATACCTTGTATACAGGCGTGTCGCTTGTTTCCTGATTGTCATAGTGATAGTCAGGGTCGTGTACTAACCATAGGAGGTGTTGTATGGCAGCACGTATCATGCTGTTAAAGAGTAAGGGTAATGAACAGCTGTATAATATGCGGCTGATTGAAGGAGAAGGTAAAGACGTATCCTTCAAGAATGTTGTCGGTCCTAATGGTCACCCTATGCTTGGGTGGCGCAATGATAAGGGTCATATCTCGATATTCGAGTCCGATCCTAACAGGGCCGGGAGAAGTTCCAATGATAGCGTATCCATAGCAGGTTTGATTGAAGCTATGGGTGGCAAGGCTGCGAAAGCCTTGGTATAAGTATCAGGATCAGGATTAGAGAGAGACGGGTATATATTACTCGTCTCTCTCATTTTTTAAACTTAAGCTTACTACGAAATATCTGAAGGGGGCGATTGAGATGTCCATAACCGATATAGTCAAAGCGAAAGAAGCGGAGAATAAAGGCGAGCCTAATACAGCTCTCACCTGGATATGCCGTGCTTCGATAAAGAGCCCCGCTGGTCATCACATAGATAAAGTTACGATAGTCGACAATAGTCTTATCGATATCGTCATGGAGCTTAAAGATTACGGCGAAGAGAATCTCGTCGAATTCAATTTTGGAAAGGGATAAGTCATGATAAAGCAACAGTCTACATTCAAAGAGAGATTCGAGCAAGATGAAGATTCGGGAGCGTTCGTATTGACTGCTGATGCGGTCACCAAGCGATTCGATGACAGGACGCACGAAATAGGCCGTTCCAACAATCGCATCACAATAAGCGATGTATACGAATATACCGAATTCGGTTTATCGGAATATAGAAAAGAGCAAAGACTTATAGCAAAAGCCTATGAGGTGCGTGGGCGCGGATTTAGACCGCCAACAAGAATACTTTGTAGGGTCTATGGTCCTGATGCTTTATCTCGATGGGTCGAATTATGCGAGGCGCAGAATGGTTCGAATGGTAACTGAATTTGAGCATGAGAAGTGCGAGCTATGCGGATCGGAAGCGCTTCTCACTTCTATCTTCTATCGGGGCAGATGGATAAGGATTTGTGCAATCTGTTGTGCCCCGTTAGTCATTGATAATCATAAGGAGCTTGAACATGCCCGCAACTGACCTATTCCCGGAAGCAATGTTACTCGACATAAGAAGACCAATACCAAGAGACCTATTGGCAAACGTCAAGACAGCCAGGTGCGGTAAGCAGAACTGGCATAGGTGCGATATGGGCAATGCCGAATGTCCTTTCAAATGCGTTAAGGCAGAGCCTTTATCGATATTACCGGACTTGAATAAGAATATGGACATCGTTGAGGAGGCGAAATGTTGACACAGCGAGACTTAGATCAATTCACAGGAACAGAAAACCACTATCGGCATTACACGAACTATAAGTATACCGATGGCGTTAAGTATATGGCAGAGAAAGCCGGTGCCTATTGGCTGATAAACGAAATCTTTATAATCACGGTCTATAACAAAAATCTTCAGAGAGACTTCGTTGTTTGGAAACTAAAAAAGACCAAAGACACCGCGGCAATTCTTTCATGTGAAGACGGAAATTATAACAAGCTATTTTCGAAGAAGATCGACTTCACCGACTTCCCTCTCGATTCCATAGATTTGTGGCTTGAGGAGGACGTTCTGATATTACCAAGCGAACATTAAGGCGATAGAAGGGAGGCACAATGCCCGACACATTAGACTGGATAAAAGAATTACCGACCTACCTAAAGAAAGAAATGAGAGGAAATCTTGAGTGGCGCGTAGTGAACGCAAGGATTTCAATAGTGACCGCTGCCCCAGATGGGCAGATTTCCATAGACAATTTCAAATACACAGGACAAAACCATGCACGAAATAAGCACATTTAAGAATAAACCGATAATAAAGCTAAAGCGTGATAGCGATGATAAATTCCCATTCACCTTTGGCGTCAATAAGGCAAAGCTGATACTCGATAATTATGTGGAGATCGAGAAATTCGTAGCTAAAAACGAGAAGGCAGAGGTTGTCCAGGAGAAAGTTTTAATATGACAATGATAGCAATAGCTGACACGAAAAATTCTCTATTCCATGGAGGATTTAAGGCATTCCAAGGCGATATCCTGGCTTCCTATGGAGAAATTGATATCGTCTACAGGGAAAGATCGAGCACTGCCATGTGCAGCCCCGTTAGAGAATATCGCTCCAAGGTCATCATAGAGCGAGGATCTATGGCTAAAGAGCTCTCCTGGATTGATAACAACCTTCAATATGCGGTCGATTATGGCAAATATGTGCAGGACAAGCGATTCAAAAAAGAACATTACAGACGAGCCAGTATTCATGGCAATGATGGCATCATAAGAAAGAATACGGATTTATTTCAAAGATATGAAGGCATGTGCGAGAGCCTGTATGTTCAAGGTCGTCTTATAAGTCAAAAATTCGTTTATCCGAACGGACGTGTCGCATATGCGCTAAAGCTCAATTCGAATGATATCCAAATACTTCATCCGAATGGCAAAGTTATTATGAACTTCAAACCCTTTCAGAAACTCGGAAGTCCTAAGTATCACGGCTCTCCTCTTCCCCATTCTTTTAAAGAATACAGAAATTGCTATATCGAGGAATGGAATGGCAATGGTGCGCTCTTACAAAAAGGACAACGAAAAGATGGTAAAAAGCAAGGTATGTGGATTGAAACGAAATACGTTCATATCCCGAAGCCTCTTGTAAAGCGAATGAAGGCAAGTCACCTGAGAGAAGAAGGCGAATATGAAAATGACCAGAGAATCGGTACATGGCTCATAGGCGGAAAGGAATATGTCTATCATCGAGGTACCGCCATGCCAAAAGAACTATGGGAAAAGCCCAAAGAAGAACTCGACTTGAAAGAAGTTCTCAAGATCGATAATACCCAGGTAAGAAGCCTTCTCTTGGAAAAGGCTGAGGCAACACCTGAGAAGATAGCATCGCTTGGTGAACTAATTCATCAAGCTACGCAAATGATGGCTCGCAAGAAGAAAAAGAAGATGCGGCTTTATTCCGTAACCGTTCCAAATGACGATCCCATGAAGTTTTTACAGGTAGAATGCCCTTCGACTGATACGAAATACTTTTTACGCGTTCCACCTACCGCGACAAAATGCCATGAGGCGTTACAGTGGACTTATGGCAGAGGCCAGACATTCAGAAAGCAGCTTAAGTTCGTGGAGGAAACATGAAAGGTTTTAATATCGATGAATTGTCACTGGCTGCTTTAGATATTACTTCCGTATCCTATGATTGGTCTAAAGGATATTGCGAAAAATGGGAAAGCTATGAGGCGACAAGATGCGACAACTGTAGATCGATTGTAACAAGTGTAAATCCGCAATGTGAAAAATGTAAGACTGATTATTCAGGCCGCATGCAAGGGCCGATGATGAATTATTACTATCCTCTTCCCTGCTTTGACCTAGACCCGGAAGAAGCGGCAAAGCGTCTTGTAGGTGTTTGTCTGGCTCTAGTCCATTTTACAGATTCGTTTGACGAAGATCATGAATGGGCATTGGCGCTGACTGGCGGTGGTATGGATCTGCGCTGGGAGATTTGTGAAGCGTTTTGCCTATTGGATTATGTACCACCTGCCCATTTCTGGGATCTACCGCAGTTCTCTGGTAAGACCATGGATACAACGAGCCGTCAAATATTGCAAGCTATCCGCAAAGGGATCAAATGTCGTAAGCATGAGGTCTATAGGTCAGTCGAAAAGATAAGGACTGTGGCTAAGTATTTAAACGCGAACGGCATAACCAGGAGGATCGATAATGCTAAAGTTCACAGAAGCAAGGCGACAAGGCGAGATCATAACATTCAAGTTGCCTGATAACTACACTATTTCCAGACAGACCCGAAAAGTTAAGGGCAACGTCATTCGCGAGGGTGAGAAATCAGGTCATCAGCACAAAGTCGAAGGTGATGGCCAATTGGTATTATTTCCAGGCACAAACGATATGGTAGTCGAGGTAGGCAAAAAAGGCGCTAAGATCACGCATCCCGAACATAAAGATGTAAAGCTGCCACCTGGAAATCATGCGGTCAAAGTTCAAAAGGAATACGATCCGCAGAAGGACAGTAAAGATGTTAAAGATTAAAACCATGAGATTCAAGAAACCGGATGAGCTATTCGAAATACAATCAGCTCAGAATACGCTTCGTAAGCACGATTTACATGACAAGTTTGTAGAACAGGCAGTAAACGCAGAACTGGAAAAGCGATTCGTATTAGAAACCGCTCCAGAAGAAGGCGAAGATGAAACTACAGGACCATTCTTTAACGATGACAGTAAACAAATGGAATAGGAGGTGAAAAAATGCTAGATCAAAATACGTTGAAGCGTCTTGCGAAGGGTACGCATGACAAAAGAGCTGACATAGGTTCTATTCATGTCAAAGATACATATGCCGAGGTAACAAACGGCACCATGATTATTCGAGAGAAAGTATCGGACTCTCCCCTTCCCGAACAGGTTATAGACCGTAAGACATTAAAGCCGGTGGAGAAACCTTTTCCTGATGTTGATAAGGTTTTAAAATCTGCCCGGGAGAAGCCTACTATCTTCAAGATGGCTTTTTCGCGAAGTGTCTTTGCCTCGTTTTTACAGGTACTGCCGGATAATGTCACAAAGATAGTATTCGAGATCAAGGGCGCGGAACATCCCCTGGTCATATCTTGCGACAATATCGAAGGTCTTCTCATGCCTATGACCTTAGAGCAGAAAGGCAATCCCCAGGAAGAGCCAGGGCCAGCGGCAGCTGAAAAAACTGCTGAAAAGGTAGTTAAGATAGTTATAGAGAACGGCGAGGTTATAGCTGTAGAGGGATTGCCGGAAGGTTATAAATACGAACTGGTTAAGAAATAATGCTCCCCTCTCATGAGACCTCATGAGAACTCCAGACTTGTACATAATGTATATGTTTTTAATACTTAAAAGCTATTGTCTCTATAACGTAAATGAATCGTTTCTAATGGATATTGATATCCTATCGAATTGATACTTATCAATGTTAAGTATCATATTGATACTGATAAATAATATATAAAAGAAAGGATCAACGATGAAAGTATACGTAGCAAGCAAAGGCCCTGTTGTAGCCGTTACCACAAGCGAACATATGGAGCTTAATAAAGAGACTTTGCAAAAAGCTATAGAGAGAACCGTCTCTTTCGCCAAGGCGCTGCATGCGTCATGGGACAAGAACAACTGGTTTCCCTGCGGATTTGTGAATGGCAAGGTGTCCGGTGACAGCCCTCTCGTAAAACTCATGAAGAAGAACGGCGTCAAAGAAGAAAATAGGAACGAATACAACTTCGATTGCCTCGAAATTTCCAAGGCTTACGGAGCCGGGTATCTTGTTTATCTCAGATTCGATAGGGGCTGGGGTGATGCCATCACCTGCCAGTGCATGAACTATAAAGCTCAGGTCTATCAGGAACTCGTAAAGCAGCTCGCGTTTCTCAATATCGAGATGTCGGTCTCGACGAATGTAGATTAGGAGGCTTATGGCACAGGAAAAAGGAAACTGGGCGCCTTACAATGTCCGTTCTATCGTAAACAACGTAAACCTTGTATTCAAGGCTAAGGACATCAATAAGCTCAATAAGGTTGCCTATAATTTCATAATTCAGCACATGGGCTTCATAGCTCATTATAACTTGGGCGGATTCCAAGATGTGTATCAGGACTTGCGTAAATTCGCAAAGAGGCTTCAAACAGGCGAACTTAGCCATGATTTAGACTCGAACATGCGACAAGCAGATTGTCAAGAACGTGATAAATGGTTTTCGAATAGCTATGGCGAAGCATATTGCAAAAGCAAAGCCGAGGCGATTCGGGGCATCGTAAATGTCGCACGTTCATGGGAAACAGAAATCAACACGGAATTCGATAAGAGAGAAATGAGCTCGGATTTGGAAGTAGCAACAGCATTAGCCGGTAAATATGGCTATAAACTTACAAGCGGAAAGGAGGTGACAATAAGTGGCTGAAGAAAAAGGACACAATAATATCAAGATCGTGGATAGGAACGCTGGGATATCTTTCGATGCTATAAGAGAGAATCTCGTAGGTAATGGCGAAAAGAAAGCCGAACCTATCCCCTTCGCTCCTGATGGTAGGCCTGTCGCTAAGATGGGCATAGATCCACAGAGCCTAAAGCCTATACCAAAGGCTCCTACCAAGCTAATGAAGTGGGTGGCCGAAGATGGCGGCCCGGGCAACATCTACGAGGAAAGCGAGATCATCTGGAAGTTAAACGGTAAAGAGATCGAAAAAATCAAGATGACCAAGAGCTTCAGCATTATAGCTTATCGGCCTCTCTCCAACTTCACTGATAGGTTCATCATAGAAAAGTATTATGAGATCATGCCAAGTAACGATGCCGGAGAAAATGCTTCCCAGAAAGAACAGAACGAGGTCGAAGCGAGCAACCTCATGGGTATGTATAAGCTCTGGGAGAAGCTCACCCGTGAGAAAGTTGTGGCAGGCGGTCATTTCAATGCTTCTTCCAATACGAGAACGCCCGGTATGGCTTTTGTCAGAGCCGTTACGATACCGCAAGGCAATCATTCGTATTGGGCATTAGAGCTCGGTGTGTTCAAAGAGGAAAAGATATTCCAGCATTTGAATGAAGGAGAACCAAAAGTAGAGGTTGTGGTATCGGATAAAGTCGAATACCAGGCGAGTTTTTTGTAGCACAAGTGTGGGCTAATTTTCCCACACTTTTTTCACATCTTTTAAATATAGGAAGGAATAAAATAGATTTGGCGAGGTGGCCCTATGGAGCGGTGCGGCAAGACCCACCCATTGATGTGCCTATAAAGTATCACGGCCTGCTGTATGTGAAGCTATTTACCAGCTTGGCGAATAGCAGAACATAAGGCGAGCATGAGGGTCATGTTCTAGACAGCTTAAACGACCTACGCTCGGCACTCTGGGCTGCCTTACCAAACAAAGGAGGTAATCGTGGAGAAGGACAAAACATTAGCAACGATATCGGATTTAAAATTCGATAGCAAGGCGACGCTTTCGAACGATCAGAAGAAAGCGTTCGTCCACATCATCGAGGAAGAGTTTTCCAACAAGAGAACTCTTTACTCACGCAAGCTCGCCGAGGCAAAGGAGCAGCTCCTCGCCAAATACCGCGAACAGGTGAATTACGAGAAGCTTAGAAATGACATCGAGACGGCCAAAGCGCGGCTTGAACAGGCGCAGGAAGCATTAAAGGCCGTGGGTCTCGAAGAAGACGGCTCCATAAAGTTCTACGCGAATTACGAGCTGAAACGTATCACGCCATCCGCCCGTAAGGGATACGAGCGCGTAATGAACCTCATGGAAGCTGTAGAAGAAGACGCGGACGGCCAGACCAAGAAAGCCAAGGTAATAGCCTGTATATGGCTTGCTAGGACTTATGCGGATGCCTGCATAATCCTGAAGGACGTATTGGGCAACAACCTTATACCGTCCGTCAAAAAAGAAGAGTTGCAGCAGAAATAATACGGCGAATGGGAGATTGATAGTGGAACCCCACGTGACCTTCGTCCCGCTTGTTTACTTTGATGCGAACAAAGCGCTCTGTAGGCCTTAAAGGACGGATAAAACTAGCGGCGCCAAGGCGTGCATCGCCCAATCTCCCATTTACCAATCTAAAAATGGAGGTTCAAGATGGAAGTAGCAGATTTGAAAATAGCAGTTACAAGGCTTCACAAGATGGATGGCACAGGCCCGACCAAGGCTATGTGCGACATATCAATCGCGGATAGTATTATTGTTAACGGTCTTCGCATAGTTGAAGGCAAAGACGGCTTATTCGTATCCATGCCCCGGGAAGAAGGCAGAGACGGCAAATGGTATAACACGGTTATACCGTTAAAGCGCGATGTAAAGGATGAGATAGAGAGGGTTGTCCTTGAGGCCTACAATGGCTAAGCATAGAAAAATCCTCGTAACCGCACATCATCTGCATAAAGTAATTGAATACCTCGCAGATGAGTGCAAGCACTATGAAGAGTGCCATTTTAACGGCGAAAACACTCGAAGCCATATCTACCACTCTGTCGTAGCGCTGGAAAGAGATTACAATGCTAATCTCAAAAGGTAAACCTCAAGGATTCCCAGAGCTTACTGGTAAGATCGAAACCATTCGCTATCCCGTTTATGTGGAACCAAAAATAGACGGGATAACGAATTGGCTCTATCTCCCATCTCTTGGCGATCCGGCCATTGATGATGTCGAAGGTCCATATCTTGTCAATGGTAATGGCAAGGTTCTGTCCGATCTTTCAATAGCCCACGAAATGGAAATGACATATTCTCCCCATAAGTTCCTGGGAGAGTTGCATTGCGGTGATGGAAAAGCCGGAGATTTTTACAAAATAAAAGGGGCAAGCGAGAACGAGCTCAAGTTCATGATCTATGATATAGATATGCCGGGAACTTATGAGGAAAGAAGCAAATGGCTTGATGGACATATCAATGATAGTGAGCATATTAAGCTTATACGGCAGCATAGATGCACTTTAAGAAGTCAGGTTGAATATTATTTCGAAGAATTTGTAAAACAGGGTTATGAAGGCATCGTGGTTAAATCCTTTGATTCAAGGCTTATCATGGGACCCTGCCCTTGGGTCAAGATGAAGCATAAAGAAACGCTCGATCTGAAAGTTTCAAGCATAAGCCCAACGCAAGAAAGAATTGAGGTCCTCGTCCCTCTTGAAACAGGAAGTATTGCATGTGGCGTAAAGGTCATAAATAAAATCAAGGCGATGCTAAAGGTTGGCGATATCGTAGAAATCGAGCACCTAGGCAGAATTGACGGCGATAATTTACGAAGCCCTGTCTTTAAAAGAAAGAGGGACGATAAATGCAGCGCATAGGATCGCTTTCTGAATTAAAGAAGCTTGCGAGTAACGGAGGTATTGAAGTAGCAATACTGCTTGCCGGAGGAGCCATCAGATCTGCTAAGTTTGTAGACTATAATCCTGCCACGAAGAAGTGGCGTATTGAAAACTATATCGACGGCTCAACAACCACTCGCCTATCTGATACGAATATCAAAGAAGCGATAAGAAAGAAAGCGCTTATCATATAGGAACACGGAGGGAACATGACAAAAAATGAAGCATTAAAAGTGTTGTCAGACGGACACACAATTATCACGGCTTCTTACGCTAAGAAAGTTTGTAAAGCCGTAAGCGTTTCATTCGATGAACGTCTTGTCCAAAAATACCACAGCGATACTTCAGGAAATCCAAAAGGCCTTACGATGGCAAAGGGTAATGAGGGTGTGGAAGGTGTATATACGCTCGATTTATCGCGATATGTGGCTTCCAAATTGGGTGTATTAGATAAAGCTGCTAACTGCCTTGGTAGAGGTTTTCAAGCGCAGGCTTATGCGGACCAGATAAAAAAGGTACTAAAAAATAAATGAGGGCTAATGAAAAGAAAAGCAACCATCAAAATCGAAATCGAAGACACCGTCATAAAGGCGGTATGGGCAAAGTCTGATGGCGACGAATATAAGCGGATCATGCTTCTGCCCGGTGATAGCGAGGCTCTTATTGCGCTATTGACCAAGATAATCAAAACGAGCATGAGCATCTTTAAGCCTCGGAACATAGTCATAGAGGCAGATATGGAGGTCGATGATGACAAAGAAAAAACTTGATATGCAGGATGTGTTGGGCCAGGAGCATTGCAAAAGGGCCTTGGAAGTGGCTGCTGTAGGTGATCACAGCATTCTCCTCATAGGGCCTCATAAAAGCGGTAAATGGGCATTAGGCGAGAGATTCTCGACTATATATAGCAAAGGTACGGTGTTATTCAAAATCCGTAAAGAGGACGTCTGTATACAGAATAATACCGCGAGAAATCATAAGGGCGTCATGATCGCGACCATGCTTCCCTGCCCTTGCGGAAACTTTACTGATCCGAAGAAAGAGTGCAATTGCAGACCCGGCGGCATACAAAAGCACCTGGAAGCTACCCCAAGCGAGATATTAAACAGGGTCGATATCCATGTGGAGGTGCCTAAGCTGAATTTGGATCATCTTAGCGATAGACGACGAGGGGAAAGTTCCGAAGAAATCAAAGCCAGGGTAGAAAAAGCACGCATGAACCCGGAGGCAGAGAAGCTTGATAAAGAAGCGGACGAATTACTTAAGCTGGCGATCCTGGAACTAGGCATATCCGCGAAATCCTATGATAAGATCATCTCGGTGGCTGCCACTATCGCCCAGATGGATGATAAACGGATCATCGAGGCTCATCATATAAGCGAGGCAATCAGCTATCGGTCATTAGACAGAAACTTGTGGGGATAA